CTACTACGCAGTGGATGGACGAGGGCGGGTCTTTCAGAATCGATGAAATGCTGCCCGAGTGGGCGAAAAAAATATACGACAGTTGGGACGGAAAGTGGGACTGGCAGGAGCCATCGCACTGATGGCCGTCATGAAGGAATACCGCTGCGCAGCGCACGGACCGTACGAAGGCTATGACGCCATCTGCCCGCATGGCTGCCCGAAAGCTTTCAGCAAACAGGAAGTGCGCACCGCCCCCTCGTTCCAGCGAAAGGCCACGCGCTTCGTCGATCAGCAGTTGCGCGGCATTGCCGAGGATGCGGGACTGACGAACCTGAAGAACGATCCCAAGTCAGGCACCAGCGTGATGCAGGAACTGCGCAAGGGCGCGGTGCAGAAGTCCAAGTGGCTCGGCGTCGAGCACGCCAAGCCCGGCTTCTCCCGCCGCGAGGGCGAGAAGGCCCCGGTGTTCGATCCGCGCAATGCCGGATTCATCCCGCCCGATAAGCCCCTGATACGACCGGGAGCGATGCCACCGGTTCGCCCGCGCATCGTCGGGAGCTATAGGGAATGAGGATCCCTGCAAATCCAGATAAACGTCAAGAGTTCATCCAGAAGGTGACCGAGCAGTGTCTGTCGAGCCGCGAGGAGCGAGTAGCGCAGTACAAGACGCTGAAGAATTTCTACCTCAACGGGCACGACGGCACCGCGGAGCCCGCTAGCGTCGTCAACAAGATCTTTTCCTACCTCGACATGGTGTCCTCGTTCATGTATTCGCAGGACACCACGCGATTTTCAGTAGAACTCGGCAAGTCGGTCTCTGACCTTGAGCTTGGCAAGGTGCCGGCGCTGAATGAGGAAGTGAACGATGTGTGGCATGCCTCCAACACCGACATCCTCTTCGGCAACGCACTGGACTGGTCATTCGTCTATGGGTCGATGTTCATCAAGTCCATCCCGAAGGGCGAGGAGATCAAGCCCTTCATCGTCGAGCCGCACAACATCGGTGTCTACCGTGAGGACGTGATCGGCCTGACCAGCCAGGAGGCATTCGTCCACTGCTACTCGATACCGGAAAGCCAGCTAGAGCACGACCTGACGGTTGCCAACCATAAGGACATCGATCGCATCCTGAAGGAGGCATCGTTCAACGACGAGGCACCGACCGACGATAGCACAGGGCCCATGGATCAGATCATCGTGTCGGCGATCAACCCAGAGGTGGTAGGCGAGGTGCAGCTAAACCTCAACCCGCTACTCAACTACGTGCCAAAGATCCTGCAGCGCATGGGTCGGATGTACGAGCTATACGTGTACGACGATGAGTTGCGCGACTACCGCGTGTTCACGCTGGCGCATCCGTGGGTGATCGTGTACGACCGGCCGATCGCGAAGATGTTTCTCGAGCACGACATCCCGTTCACGCAGATCTGCCCGTTCCCGATGCACGACTATTTTTGGGGTATCAGCGCGTGTGAGCGTCTGATCCCGCTGCAGACCATGCGCAACGTTCGCTGGAAGCAGATCCAGCACATGCTCAATATGGAAGCCTCCCCTTCCAAGTGGGCGACCGGATTCCCCGGCTCGACCGAGGAATTGGCCGATGCGTCCGAGACTCCGAATGGGCTTCTGATGGGATCGGACGGTATCGCCAAACTGGAGTCGATCAAGCGCGACATGCCGCAGGATCTGTTCGCCGCGCTCAATTATATTGACGAGCGATTCGAGGACTACTTGGGCGTGAACAACATCCTGGCCGGGAAAGGTGAGGAGGGCGTCAGATCAGAGGGGCACGCCTCGCAATTGCTGCGCGTCGGGTCATCGCGCACCAAGCGTCGCGCAATGGTGGTTGAGGATTCGCTGGAGGATCTGGCCACCACGTACCTGCAGATCATGAAGCGCTATTCCACCAAGACGTATCGGTCGGATGACGGCAGCGAATTCCTTCCCAGCCAGTTCACGGATGATTTCATCGTCAAGGTCGATGCGCACTCCAACTCCCCGATCTTCGTGCAGGACCAGACGCAGATCGCGTTCCAGTTGTTCAAAGCGAAGGCGATCGACCGCGCGACATTGATCGAGATGTTGCCGGTGCCGATGAAAGACTTGTTGAAGCAGCGGTTGAAGACTAAGATCGAGCCGCAAGAGGCCGCAGCGCACGCCGAGGAGATGAAGATTCAGGCCGCTGGTGGCAAGGTCGCTTCGATCAAGAAGAAGTGACGCGCGCTTAGTTCAATAGGGGAATGGTCGGCAAAAAGGAGAGCATCTATGGCCCGTCGAAAGCGCCGTGGTCGGAAGAGCAAGCGCTGAGCTGCTCGACCAACCTCCCAAAAAGATTCCAATCATTTCAAGCCCCGCCAGTCGGGGCTTTTTTATTGCGGTGGACCTTGAAAATTTGACACTTGCGCTGTAGCCACCCGATGCTACCGCTCCATGCCACTCAATCCAGGAGCGATAGCCCAAGCACCACCTCCCGGTGCGGCCCCTGGCGCTGGCGGACCACCCGCCCCTCCTCCCGGACCTGGCGGCTCGCCGATGATGACGCCGCAGAAGCCCAAGGGCTCGCAGGCTCAGGCGAAGGTCAAGGTGATGGTCGCGATGAAGGCGCTCACGCTCGCGGCTTCCGAGATGGACCCGTCGAGCAAAGAATTCCAGGCGTGCATCAAGGCGTCGATGGATCTGGCGAAAGTCTTCGGCAAGAACGAAGAGGAATCGCAAGCCCTGATGCCGGCGGAAGTGATGCAGGTCATGCAGGGAGCGGCCGGCCCCGGCGCTCCACCCAAACCACCCGGCGGCGCCCCTCCTGGCGGCGCACCGCCCCCACCGATGCAGTAGGAGAGGATCATGGCCAACCGACCACTCGCCCCGTCCGAAGGACTGTCGATCCGGCAGCCGACCGACAACTCCAAGGAGAAGGGCAACATTCGCAATCCCCCGCGCTTCGCGGAACTGGGCGGCATGTCCAGCGCAAGCGTGCGCGGCATGCGGCGCAACGAGTTCAGTGTGCGCCCGCCAGGATCGACGCAGCGCAAGATGCCGAACAAGGGCGTGGAGTAAGCCGCCGTGGCCAGCTTCGAGGAACTCACCGACGAGCAGAAGCTATCACTGGCCAAGGCAGGTCACGCGCTCTTCGGGCGACCCGAGACGTCCAAAAAGGCCAAGCGCCTGCTGATGGAAGCTGACAAGAGCGTACGCTTCCCAGAGCTGGAGGTCGAGGACGCGGTGAACGAGGGCACCAAGGAGTTGCGCGAGAAGGTCGAGCAGCAGGAGGCTCGTCTGGTGCAGCAGGCCGCGGAAGCCGCGCGCGAGCGCAAGCACAAGCAGGCGCGCGAGGCCGGCCTTGATCCTGAGGATGTGGAGAAGGCGATCGTTGATCGCGGCATCGGCAACTGGGAGACCGCGATGGAGTTCGTGCGCCTGAGCGCACAAGCCGCCGCTCCCACCAACGCCTCGAGCGAGGCCGGGCGCTTCGAGCTGCCAGATGGCAAGAACGACTGGTGGAAAGATCCCACCAAGACCGCGAGAAATGCCGCGCACGCTGCGATCGATGAGCTACGCGGGAGGCGGCGGGCGTAGTTACCTGTTACAAAAAACGTTTTCATAACCAAACAGCGCGACGGGGAACCGCACTGTAAGTCGATGGTCTAGGAGCATTTATGTCCGTATTCGGTACCGGAATTGTCCCGTCGCAGACCCCCATGGGTCAGGAACTTGCGTATGTCACAAGGCGCGGGTTCGTTCCAAAGATGGTCGTGCAGATCTACAACACCTCGCCGACGTTTGCGGCGCTGTTGAGCAATGCACAGACCGCATCAGGCGGCGTGTCGAGCGTGAGCGTGCCGGTGCAGGGCACCCCGTTCGTGAACAGCCAGTGGACCGACTACTCGGGCACCTTCGGCGAGCCAGCGCAGCAGCAGGGCGCGTACCTGGCGGAGTTCAACCTGAAGGCGCTGATAACGCCGATCATGTTTCTGGGCATGGAGGGAGCGTTGCAGCTCGATCACGCGGTGGTGCCGCTGATCGAAGCGCGTATGAACGATGCGGGCAACAGCGCGTGCGATGCGTTCGGGCAGGCGCTGTTCAACAACTTCACCAACAACCAGCAGATCATCGGCTTTCCGGGCGCGGTGGACGACAGCACGAACCTGACGACCTACGGCAACATCAACCGCGCGGCTCAGACGTGGTGGAAGTCAACGGTGTACAACGCCACGGGCTCGCCGATCCCCACGCGCAAGAACGTGATGCAGTACATCATCGGCGTGAACAAGTACGGCGCCGAGATGCCGACCTTCGGAGTGATGGGCCCTGGCACGTGGGCGTATCTGTCACAGGACTTCGTGGGCAACGAGTCCTACCAGTTGCAGCCCGGTCGCGGGTTCGACTCGGATGCTGACCGGCCCCGCTCTGGATTCCGGGCGCTGGACATCGCGGGAGTGCCGATCTACGTGGACGTGTACTGCCCGGAAGGCATCATGTATCTCTTCAACACAAACTACATCAACCTGTACGTGCACGAGCAGGCCAGTTTCGCCTTCACCGGGTTCGACTCGCTGATGCCGAATTTCCAACTGGGCTATGTGGGAGCGGTGCTGACTCTGGCGGAGCTGGTGTGCACGAAGCCCAAGACCTGCGGACGGGTATTCAACTTCTCGTCCCTGACGATCTGAGGAGCGAGCCATGTCAGACACACGATTTGGCGTCTACGGTAGCGA